TTTATATACGATGTAATCAGCATCTATTAGTAGTTTCATTTAGTGGTTTAATGGGTAGTACTCCAGTTATCTCCTTCGACTGCTTCTGCTTCGATTTTGATTCGTAAGTTGTAGTATTCTCCAGCCTCGATAGCGCTAAGTACCAAGGATGAACGTAAATCTTCGACATGTTTTGGTTCTACTTCAAATTGTAATTCGTCGTGTACAAAAGCTAACTGACTACAGCAAAGCTTTAGTTCTTTTATGTGGTCTTGGTTGATTACCATCCACCGTTTAGCGATCGTGGCGGCTCCGCTCTGCAAGCAGAAATTTAATGCCTTGTGAGGTGAATCAACCGCAATTTTTCTTCCATCGAGAGATCGTATGGAGCCTTGTTCCGCAACTTTCTTAATTGCTTCCAAGAGTTCACCGAGTCCTTCAATAGCTTCCACATATGCAGATCTAATCTCTTTACCTTTGCGTTTGGCAGCTGATGTTGATAGTTGTGGGTCATAAGAATGTCCTATTTTTTCATCACCCGCTCCATACAGCATTGCGTAGCTTACGGTTTTTACTTGTCGCCTTGAAATTCCAATTTTGTCGGCATTGACTTGGTGGATGTCATCTTCAAGTAATAACTTTGCGTATCTCCCTCCGTCATAACGAGCAAGGTAATGAGCGAGCATACGAAGCTCAATCCCAGACAAGTCAGCGCCGACCATAGTGAGACCTTCGCTTGGAATAAAGAGTCGTCGAAATCTTTCATCAGAATTTACTTGGGCGAGGTTTGGATTACGATGAGCACAACGATGGGTATTAGTAGATACACTGCAATGATGATGTAATCTGCCATTAGTCGTACATAGCTTCAGCCAAGCGTTCGCGCCTTGAGAGACTTGACCAAGCATTTTCGTTACCGTCAAACATCTCAGAAACATCATAGAAATCTCTGACCCTATCTCTTTCAGAATCACTTCGTCGATGATAGGTTTCCCAGTAGTTGTCAGCTGGGTTGGAATCCAGCCATAGTATGTTTGCAATATCCATGCAATGTGATCTCTTGAGGTTGGATTAAATTCTTTCAGTCGAGTAATGGGTGCACCCTTGACATATCCCTGTGTGCGGTTATCTCGTTTCGGAGTGAATTCTCCTCCTCTAACGTAAGGGTGTCGCCGTCGAAGTATCTCTTGAGTGTCTCGAAGTTCTTGTTCGAGAGTCGATGTAAGTTTCCATGCAGCAGGTTCATCAAATCGCCAGCCATTTATCTCCTGTTGAGTAAGTATTTCCTGAACTCGATGTTCTAACGAGATCCATTCAGGTATGGTGTAAAGTGTTTCCAAAGTTTGGTGGTGACGTGTACATCTTGTATGCAGTAATCTTCCATTTCTTGTGACCAGTCTTTCCAATCAGAACTGGCACCGAATGAACCTTTAAATTCACCTAATCTGTAACCGTAGGACTCTAAAGAATGTCTGCCGTATAACTTCAACGGCATATGCTTCCAATTATGTTTCTTGTCTACCTTGATCATATCCGGATGGTACAACCTAGATAAAAGTAAAGTATCAATAGTGATACCAGGAGACTTAAACCAACCGTAAAGTTTCCGAATAACAGGAAGATCGTAGCCAATAATGTTGTGCCCGATAACCAGATCAGCATCCTGGAGTCGTTGTATCCCACGTACAACAGGCTCCTGAGAACCCGTGTCGTTGTATGTGATAGTTTTCTCAGTATCGAGATCATGAATAGCTAGACAGTGAACAGTAGATACATCTCTTAGAAACCCATTAGTCTCTAAATCAAAAACAAGACTCACTTCCCTGTCCATACGTAGGTCTTATCAACGAACTGTGCTCGCTTGATAGCCTCCTCAGTAGGTGGTTTAGGTTTGTTTAATTCAGGCACAGCAATACGAAAAGCTAGACCTTCTTCTTCAAAGTGTTTGTTCATCTCTATGTACTCAGAAATCTGTTGATGGGTTAAATTCTTCTTCTGGTTCTGTTTCATTAAACTTACAAGTTTCTAAATCATACGCGAGTGTACAAGCTACGCCAGTTTCGCCTGAATAACGATTTTTAAGGACTCTAACTGTCGTAGAACTTCCATCTTTGTCGGACTGTTGATCTCTCTCCAATCCAATGACACTATCGCTGAGTTGAGCAATAGCAGCAGATCCTCGCAATTGACCGAGTGTGACTCGTGCTCCTTCTTCATGATTTTTGTCGCCTCCTGAGCGACGTAAGTGTGATACAAGGAACAGGGCAATTCCAGTACGTTCAACCAATGACCTTAGTTTTGTCATGGTTGCATCAATCATTCGTCGCTCATCTCCTTCGAGACCAGACAACAAAATGGATAGGTGATCAAGAAATATGACTCGGCAATCTAGACCCTGAGCAAGATACTCAATGCGACTATATATAACATCAGGATCGTAGGAGCCGAAGCCATCAAACAAATAGAGATTCCAATCAACCATCGTAGAATCGAACGCTTCCGTAAGTTCTTCATGTGTAGGTTCTCCTAGATGTAATGCTTTACCTACCGCAGAAGACATCAAGCCTAAAGCGGTTCTCCTATTGGACTCCTCCAGAGCCAAGTAACCAACTCGTTCTCCTCTTTTAAGTAGAGAAGTTGCAAGTTCACGACAGAAGCTGGACTTGCCAATACCAGATCCTGCAGTGATTGTAACAAGCTCTCCATACCTGATCCCGTGTGTAAGTCTCTGAAGACCGTCGAATGGATAGTCATGATCGTTAGGTGGATTAGGTGTAGTAATTTCGTTTAGAAGACTTTTGCCTTCTACAATTCCGTCAGGTCTGTAAAAGGACCTGCTGTTAAACGCATCATCTATTGCAGCATAATCTCCTGCTTGTAATGCGTCTGAGAGGTCTTTATAAGCCTCTAGTTTTGCGATGGAAACCTTACCAGGTGGTAAGACACCAGCTGCTGCTTTAGACGCATCACAGCCTGGCTCATCATTGTCAAACCAAAGGAGAATTTCTTCATAATTTTGAAGAAACTCGAAGTTCTTTTGTACTGATTTTCTTGCACTGGCTGCTCCATTAGGTAGTGATACAACATCCCATGTTGGTCGTATTTGACCATAGGTAGCTGCATCTAGTTCTCCTTCAGTAATTACAATTCTCTTTCCATGTCCACGACAGAGATGCTGACCGAAGAATCGTCCATCAGTCTCACCTTCATAAGAGAATACTTTATTTAGGGTGCGTGTTTTTGCACCAATAAGTCGTCCATCTTCATTGTGATAATGGAATCGTAAGGTATCACCATCTCGGTAAATCTTAAACCTTTCACAGGTTGCTTCACTAAGTCCGCGTTTATCTAAACGGGTGGCGACACCTCTGTAATGGGTGGTCATAACGCTTTTTTTAGTAACAACAGTATCGTTGCCGGGAGACCATTCCTGACAAACAAAGCAAAAAGTGTGCTCATCTGTATAGACAGCTAAGCCGTCAGATGAGCCACAACTAGGACATGCCTCATGTCTTATAAACTCAGAGGAACCATTCTCCTGGAATGTTACCGAAGCTGGCCCATAGTATTTCATTTTTCTCGCACCATCGTGCGTACGTAGTCTTAGATTTTTTACTAATGGTATTAAAGGGTGCTTGAAAGACCATCCTTAGATCAATCTCTGGATGCTGCTGTTTGACGGCTTTAATCTTCCGACGATCCTCAGCCTCCCAGTACCCTTTGCACTCAAGATAGATGCCGTTAGGCAGAAGAAAATCAGGAGTGTATATGTGTTCAATCGTATAGGGAATCTGTGTTGATTCATACTCATAGTCAATTCCCAAATCAACCATTAGATCAGCGACTTTCTCTTCTAGTCCTGACCTGAACGCCATTACCAGATTCCAGGAATGAGCTGACCGGTAAGGGCGTATGCACCCAGTGCCGCGACCATACCAAGCATAGCCAAGCGTCCGTTAAGCTTTTCAGCCTTTTCATTGTGTGTTTCAGTTACGTCCATAATTTCCATTGGTGGTTCTTTTGCGAATAGGTTCAAGCGTCCTTGATCTTCAGAAGTCAGCGTCATCTGATTCCTCAGTAGAAGTTACATTAGGATCAGCTGCTTTATAGCCTTGTGTGTTGCCAAACAATGCAGCAACATCATCTGTACTCATGTCTCCTGTATCAACTCCTGCTTCAGAGTTGAGAGACACAATTTGCACACCCACAAGTTTAAGTGAAGTGCCATAAGTAGTGCCATCCTTGAGAATGTATGGCTTCTGATAGAACGCGACCTTGACCTTTGACCCAGAATATAGAGGTGTTGACTCGTCTGTAACTGGAGTTCCTTCAGTGTCAACAATAGGTGGCTTGTTGGTCTCATTCCAGGAGAACTTGACTTTGTATTGTCCATTAGCTACCTCCTCCCATGGCTCAGGTTTGCATACACTGCGCTTAGGGTTTTTCAATTTTGATTCACACCATTTAAGGGTTTCAATCCGATCATCTTCGAGTGTATCAATTACATCTTGACCAACAGTAGTGGCTAAGGAATAACCAAATTTACTCGGTTTCAGTACAGCTTGGAATCCTTCAAGAACTACAGGCTGTTCAGTTTTAATAATGTTGCGGGGCATTTAGCAGAAAAAATAAGTGGATTCAATTACGGATTCCGGTGAAAGGTCTCCAATAATCGGTGGTTTTGTTTCAGCGCCTATTTGTGTAGCCCAAGATTCCAAATAGGAATTCTCAGCGAATAGGTGCATATATACCTGACGTACGATGGATGAAAGAGAACCCATATCAGTAGCACGACATAAAACCGAGTCGTGTATGAGGGAAATCGGAGCGTCGAAGCGTAATGCAGATAGGTGTAGAAGGGATGCATCTAACGAATGGATTAGGTTGGGTGCTGTAGCGTTCTTGTGATGACTAAGATCAACCTTGTCGCTATCTTCTGTAGCGATTTTGATACGAACTCGTCCTAACAATTGAAGTCTTACTTCTTCAGTTAGTTTTTTATTCAGCTTTTGATTGACCACAAATCCTGATGGTGTTACCCATTCCAGATGTGTAGCTCCTCTCTTGATCGCTTTACCAACTTCAGTCTCAATCCATTTCATTGCGGCCATAGGACCAGGTACAACCTCATCCATGGCTTGTCTTACAGCTTTTACAGCTGCTGTTAGATCATCTTTACTAACCTCTACTCCTTTCTCTTTAAGAGCATCGCGGATATATCCACGATTAGAGTGAGGTTTAGCGTTGTATGGAACCGTCATAACGACTCTTTTGACGGTTTTTCTGTCCATGTAAGGTCTTATAGACTCAGGGACGTTTGGTTTAGCGTGCTCGGCGACGACGGCATATGCATCGGCGGGTTTATCTCCTGGCAGGACATTGACAAGACTTGCAGTTCTTGCGTCTCGGCATAATCCGGCGAGTATCTGTAAACCACTGCAGGTGGCATCAGTTGCAACTGGCAGAGAAGTGTAATTTCGATCACAGTTAATGACACAATGGTAATACTCATCACATGCAGCTAGAAATTGCCAAGGTTCATCGGCTGCTTCCCAGATTGACAAATTACCTATTGGATCTTGAGCGACCGCAGAAATCACCGCATCGTTATCTTTAACCCATTGCATACGTGAGTGCATAGGTTCTTTATCAAGACCATAAGTTGTTGCAACTTGGAAAGCTAACCATTCCTCAGCTTCTGGCGTCATGAATGCCTCTTCACTGAACTTCAGTAATGATTTACCAAAGTCAGTACATTGAGGAGTTAGGAAAGCAGGGATGGGATAAGCACGTCCTCGATAGTCAAATGACCATGGAATGAAGAACTCTTTCTTATCCTTGAACATTCTTACTGCTTCCATTGTCATGCGTGTTCTGCATGACTTTTTAAATGATGCAGCATTGATGTTCATTACTTCTGCTGCATCTCGCCTGTATTGTTTGCGTGAGTCATAGTTCTCAGCAATATCAACAGGCTTAGGTGGTAGAGGTATTTCTACAATAGGGACAAACTTACCAACAGTATGTCCACGTTCCATCAATGTTTCAGCAACATCAACAATCAGTGGATTTAGTCGGTAGCCAACCTTCTGAATCTTGTTCAAGAATTGATAAGGTGTTTCTCCCTGTATACGGGAGACACCGCGACGAACCATGTCATGACCTCGCATGACCTCGTTTAACAAGTAACCTCCCTGACGTTTATCTGACCAATCATTAGGTTCAATCAGCATTGGATAGGCAATAGGACTAAACAATTCAGCGTTAGCCATAACCTCGTCCTTGATCTCCATAAACTCAGGAGTAGGGACAATAAAGTTATCTGTTTTCTTGCCAGTTCTTGTGGTTTCTTTTGTAAACCATCCACTGGCTTCCATGATGCAATCAAGCAGCCAGCCACCAAGTTTCACACGATTAGGTCTTGCCCACAGTTGCCATTGCGGAACGTCATAACGTTGAATAAGTGTACGTATGACTACAAACTTCTGCTGTGTACCTGTTGTGTTGTGCCAATAGTTTTTCTTTAGAATAGAAAGCAAGCCAGGACAGTTCTTTTCATAGAACTGCATCTGTGCTTCTTGTTCAACTGCTTGACCAATGGCTTCACATACAGTGAGCAGTAAGTTGCCTTTGTCCTTGTAACTAAACACCTTGTCAAAGGTGATCTTCAGTGCAATAGCAGCAGATGCACCAGCATCAATAGGCTCAAGATATTGGTGTATCTCTTTAAATGACTTACCAATGTACCCTTCTCGTATGCGTTTGTTTGTGTCCTCGATACGTTGAGTGACTAGAGGTAGCAGTGTTGAAATACTGCTGCATCCATATACCGTGGCTGATGCATATGTTTTGGTTTCAAGATCTCTAGTATTTTTACGTAAACGTTCGAGTCCATGACGTATTGCATCCCGCTCGAATTGAACTTGCTCATCAATTTGTGATGGTGTTGCCAATAAGTATTCCTCGCTAGATCCGGTGATTACTACTATACCGGAGTGTATACGTTGGTATAACTGACGTGGCAGGTGTTTATCCTGCATATATACGTCAGCGTTCAGGATTCGCTCAGGAACCTGAAACTAGCGCGTCTACCAATTCCGCCACATCCGCGTGTGGATTCCAGCGATGAGACTCATTGAGAATCTCTGTGCTTCGGAACTGAAAGAGCCTAGCAGAGCGACCATTAGTCACGCTCAGATAGCAGCCATCGCGTCCGTGAGTGCTGCATCTGTAGCCTTTGCATATCGTAAAGTCGTCTCGATTCGCTTATGTCCACACAGCGCCATGATGGACCTGATAGGGACTCCAGCTTCAGCGAGCCATGTTGCGTAACTGTGTCGTAAGGTGTGGAAGACATAGGCTTCATCCTTAGGTAATAGTTTGTTGACCTTTTTGAAGGCACGTAAGAGTTGATCTTTGTCTCGCCATTCGTCACCGAATAACTGAACATCAGACCTGTTGGCTTCTGAACATCTAGTTACCACTATGTTCATGATTGATTCATGAATAGGGATAGCTCTCCAGTTCTTGGCTTTAGTCATTTGATTAGGTACACCACCAACATGTATCCGATTGGATACAAGATCAATGTCCTTCTTACGTATCTTTAACAGCTCACCTTGTCGCATACCTGTGTAAGCAGCCACATTGATGATGTCCGCGAGGTCATAACGCTCGAATACGTCAGTGGATAAAATTGATAAGTTGTGAACCTCATCTTTGGTGTACCACAACACACGACCTTCAGACTCTTTACGACGTCTGAACTTAGGTGCGTTCTCGATTACCTCATCGAATGCAAGGTGATTGAGGACTGTAGAAACTGCTGACACAACTCGGTTAATAGTTGCATCTGACTTTCCTTCATCTTCAAGCTCAATACATACTCCATTGAGGATTGGTTGTGTGATGCGCTTAATAGGGAAACTTGCACCTCGCAATCGGGTGAAATGATTGCAGTTGATGGCTGAAGTTTTTGCTCCATTGCCATGCCTCCATGTGTCTCGTGTTTTGAATGTGTAATCCACGGCATGTTGCCATGTCTTGATCTCATCCATAGATGGTTTGTTTGATGAGTTTGACAAGTGACTCACCTTTAGGTGATAACTTCACAAGTTGTCTGCGTTTGTTAGAAGGATCTGAATACTTAATGACAAGACCAAGACCAGGTGTTTTTACACCTTTACGTGATGGTCCGTCATGGATAAAGCCCAACATCCTTGAACATGACGCAGTGGTCAGATTCTGATCTTCTTCAATCGCTTGCTTATGACATGGATTGTGTGAGGCAACGTAGAGAAGAACAGTGACAGCTTGTGCAGGTATCTCCCTATGTGAGATTCGCAAGGTCTCCCACGCGGTGAGCAGGAGACTCAGCTGATCATCGGTTTGACTTCGTTTGAGTGGGTCCACGTTTGAGACTGATCTCCACGATCAGCATACCACAGTGTACAATTAAAGTACGGCGATGTATCCAAATGTCATGCCTGGATATGTCGTTGAGTCCAATGTAGAAATCCAGGTAGCCTCCTGAGAACTTGAATCATTATCTTGGTCCGAAAAGGACAGAATGTCTACGTAATATTCAGGATTTCCATAAGAAAGGAAATTAGTGTATTCTTCAATGCTGAGTTGTTCAATTTGCATCTGTGTCATTGTTAAGAACGATAGAAATAGATTCGTGGTTACAAACAGTCACCTCGTAACTGCCTGTTTCCATGTATTTAATAAGACGCTTTACTGCACGCTTCGGACACCTGTAAACGTGCTCATTGACTTTGCCCGTGTCCTTGTGTTGTGCTCGCATGATGCAAGACACACTGCTAGGTATCTCCCAGCCATTTAGTTTCCACATAGCAAACTCTTCATAACTACATGGTTCAAAGTATTCAGCAGGAGCTTCTTTAATAGCGTCCCAGTTATGTGGGTAATACTTACCACTCATCGCATACCTTCACGTTCTTAAGTGTACATTTATGCTGTGTGGATAACTCCAACGCTGACCATGCAGCATGTTCAGAATCAGGAGCTACGACATACATAGTATGTAAATCGCCAGCGTTATCTTCTAATATGACCTCGTAATCGTCATAACGTACTTTACCTAGTAGTGCCAATTAGCGTCCTCGTTTGTAGTAACCGTGTGTAATTTTGTTAGCACGTTGCCATACAGTAGCCGTGCTAAATAGACCAATCATCCCAATGATTGCTAGAATGATTGTTGATTCGTTCCATAGCATTAGTAAATACCTCAGTGGATAGGTTGATCAGTAGTTGTGAAAGAAATAAGTCTCACCATCTAACTCAATGGTGTTGAAGTCGTACCTGAGATTGCAATCCCATGTTGCTTGCCAATCAATGACAAGAGCACCAAGATCATTCAAATCTAGGCACATTAACTCATCCACATAATATTGTGCAAACTCACTCTCAGCATTGTATGCATTGGTTTGATAGTAATAGCGGTCTTCAAAGTCATCAGCTGTAGTGATGCCAATATCATCAAGCTCGTCCATGAATTCTTGACACTCCTCAGCATCAAGTTTGGTAAACTCAGGGCAGCGCTCTTCGATCATGTCGTACAACTCACGTTGCTCATCAGTCAGTGAATCGTACCAATCAGCACCGTTCATAGTTTTATCAGGAACATAAGCATCATTTTTAGCCTCAATAATAGCCTCGAAGAAATCAGTGAAGGCAGGCTTATCAGTGCCGTCATCGTATTTCGTAGCTTGGATGTAACCAGCACCAAGACAACGTTGCTTGTGTGTAAGCTCAGAGGTAGCTTTAACATAGTTAAGCAAGTCATTACCTGATAGGCGTTCTTGACGTGTTGCAACGTCAGAATGTGGAAGTGTAGTCATTGTGTGAGAAAATAAAGGACAATGTTGTACACTATGGTACAATACATAGCGTAGGAGTTGCACCTACGTCCACGCTTTTACGTGCTATGTGATGCGGAAGTATCGCACCTATGTGTTACATAAGCGCCGTCATAACGGCTTCTATGTGATACTTAGGCAGAATATACGAGATCGTATGTGCCAAACTGTGCACACTTGCTGTTGTTGTACAGCAACACATCATTAATCCAGCGTCCAAGGCTGATGTTGTCGTTGACAATAAGGTTGATCAAAGCACGACGTGATACGCCAGTGTACAGGTAGACTGTGCCGTTGGTGTAGTACACAGTTGCTGTTGCATCCTTGACATTAGCAACGATGCGATCAGCACAATCAGAGTGACCGTGTGAAACAACTGTGTTGTTGAAGAAATTGTTGAACATAAAAGATTGAAAGAATAAGTTGAATGTGTGTCCGTGTTGGACAATACCTATGTGTACAAGTTGAAGTACATGTGATAGCTGGCTATCCATAGGTAAGCATGAGCAGTTAACCCGTGTGCTTCCGGTGTGTTGGCATCCCTACTGGTCAAGCGGATCCAACGCCTACCTAAACTGTGCATCTCCAGGGCTGTGTCTGAGTCATGCTCAGCTCTCCCACCAAGGCGAGTCGTTCGCTGCAGCAGCAGTCGGTCTCAACGGCTTATGAAGTTGTCAAGGTTCGATCAGTTACCACTGTATACCGCAGTGGACCGGTTTGGATAGAGTAGAAATACTCATCTTTGGTGGCTTGGTCAGTTGGCACAGTGCCGAAGCGGTGACTCAGCCTATTTGGTTGTAAGTTTGAGGTTTCTCTGAACTCTTAGTTAAGTTAGAGATCTCTCTCACCTTATCAGGAGAGATCGATAACTCTAACGTTAAAAGAGTAGAAGAGGTTTCAGCGTACCTCAGTGGATCAGTCATTGGAGTGAGCATTTGTACTCATCTTGCTGCTGATTCGACGGGATGCCTTGGTATCACTGGATGATTAGTCTTGCTTATCAGTACATCAGTTGTTCTTATCAGTGACAACAAGCTAATCATACCAATGGATCTCAGCTATCTATCAGCTTGGCACACAGATGTGTCAGATGCATGTGTGTGATGCGTGACATATCCGTGCGGTAGGTGTGCATTATGCGTGTATCTGCGTCTAGATTGCATATCTAGCGTGCTATTTGACCCACCCGCCAGGGGTAATTTGCGTCCCTGTACCATCGATATAAGGTCTCAGGGATTTTTGTCATTTTTTATGGCGGCATTTAACGCAATCATCAACGGAAGTAATGGGATAATTAGCATTAATGACCACATCTACTCCACAATTCTTACATTTTACGTATTTTACAGGATCAAGAATCATAAGACCACATACCAGCGTAGGACTTTGGAAAATGAACAGCAATTAGCTGTTTAACTTTGTCAGCAATATATTTATGTTCTAACTGAGTACCATTAGCACATCTAAGATCACAATAAGTCAACCAAGACCTAAGATTACCGTGCATATAAAGAGTTGTAGGTGTTGCCAGAGGTAGAACTTCTCTAGCACATTCTTTAGCTACACCAGCACTAAGCATTTCATCATAGAGCATCTGAGCTTGATCAAAGACAAACTGAGATTTAAGTTGTAGTTCTTGGATTGTGTAAGGATCTAGATCATCAATAGAGTTTTGTCTATTCTTATCATCTTGTCTACGGAGAGCGGGAGTTACAGGTTTATCTGTGACTGCTGCATAGCGTTGAGAGAACTCTTGAAAGGAGAAAGATCTATGTCTAAGAATTTGAGCTGCAATGGATCGTGTGGTATTAATCTTAATACACATGGATACCATTTCAAAGGGAGACCAATGCTTATGTTTAATAAGGTATTTAATAAGCTTAGGAGCAGTATGAGTGTTATTTTGATTATTAGGGTTTGACACTCTAGCCATGTAAGCTACGAGGTCATCACCATCAGGAGTAGAGTGAATGTACTCAATATTATGCATATGAATGGGTGGTGTTAGTAAAGAATTACTAGGATTATCAACATCGATGATAATGATAGTAATAAGATCCAGTTCATATTAAAGAACTTGTGTCTATTGGGTGTTAGTGGTTCTTACAGAATATCCATTCACGAGGATATTAGTAAAGAAGGAAGGAGTGTCTTTAGGACACGAATTCCTTCCTCCGCAGAAAAGGGTCCACCCTTCCCTTCCCTGTATACGGGAGACACCGGTCCTAAACCCAGTTAGAGACTGATTTGTTTGTCTTTAGTCCTCTAGCTTGTTTTCGTTGTCCTAAAGACATACCTAAGACCATATGTTGAGCAGCTTGTTCAGGGTTATCTAACCAAGCTTCATTCATGTCATACCATTCTTCTAGGTCTCTTAGTGCTATTTGTTCTTGAGCAGATATAGCTAAACAATCAGTGTAATATTTAACACCTTGAGCTAGACAGTCTAATCTGTCATCGTGTTTAACTGCACCTTTTTCACGACACATTCTACTCATTTGGTAGAAAAGCATATAGAGGAGTCGTTCTTCAGGAGGAGCATCTGGGTTTGATTTGAAGTCCCAATCGACCACAGAACGGTCCACGATAAGACGATGCTGATTAAGGACAGGTTCAAGGGAGTCAATAATTCTGTCTTCTTTTCTGACATTGGCACGTACTTCTTCTATGTCTAATGATTGTTTATTTTGGGTAATATGTTTACGGAATAGTTCTGAGACCATGCCATCACCGAAGTTAGTTTCGATGAGGAGTTTAGTTACTCCGTATTTTTTACAACCTTTTAGAATATCCAGAAGTGTGTTGTCTGAGTATCCATCTTTGTAAGCACGCATTTCGTGCAAGTACAGGAAACCGTTTCTTTGGGAGATAAAAGCTGCTGCTGTCTCATCTGTTCCTCGACCCGACGGATCAACTGAGCAGATTGTTTCTGTGTAAGG